TTTTAAGCAATTTTTTAATATTATCTGTGGCACCTTCGTTACTACCTTTGATTTTTATATAATCAGAATAAGCTTGAACTGTATTTTCTTTTTCAGCGTAGTCCCATAAATCATCACCTTTTTCCAAGAGTTCTAATTGAATTTGTCTTAGAGAATCATACTTAACCTTGATTTCTTCTAACTTTTCTTTTTCACCCTGAAGGTTTTCTTCTGAGGTTGCTAAGTTGATATTTGTAATTTCCAATTCAACCACTAGGTCTTCGGCTATTGTTTTCAAGCTATCAGCAATTATGAATGATTTTTCTTTTGCGTCTCGCTCCTTCAATGCGATTAATTCGGATGCTTGTGCTTCCTTCTTTAAATCGATTGATAGCAGTGTTGTATAAAATGCTACTAGCACCAATAAGGTCACCACACCCCAAAGTACGTTGTTAATCATCCTACCTTTACGGGTAGTTTTGGTTGTTTCTAGTATTAAATCTCTAATTTCACTCATTTTCTTATGTATTAATATATAGTGCTAAACTACTTTCAAGTTCCATGATATCTTCTATTGTGTTTGGTACTATCCCCGTTTCCATTCGTTTAAGCGTTTTCTCAAATATTCGCAACCCTTTTAGTTTCTTCCCATGAACTTTCGAACTATTGAAGAATTTAGAAGCAAACGTTACAGGTAGAATTTCACCAACAATTCCAGTCATCATTCCCATGCTTGATGATACCACTTGTAATTTAACTATTATCTGTGGAAAAGCTACCAACACAACACCTACCCCAATAGCCACACCTACACCTAGTATGATGTAGAGCTTAGATGATTTGATATGAGTAGTAAGGTCTTCCTTATAAAACTCAATATCATCTTTCAAATCATCAATAAGTATTTGTTGTTCTTTTGATAGCTCCATATTAATAAATATGAAAAAAACCCTTAAAAAAAAGGGTTTTTATAATTATGATATTTTACTTGTTATACCCTCTTTGGTATTATACCCTAATTTGATAGTTCCACCCTTTTTTAGATGACCATCCATAACAGCATCAGCTATCGGGTCTTCAACATATCGTTGAATTGCTCTAGTCAAAGGTCTTGCACCATATTCTTTATGATACCCCTCTTTGGCTATATAATCCATTGCGCTTTTATTCAACTCTAATTTGTATCCAATTTCTTTGATACGAGCTTTAACTTCTTTGATTTCATTCTTGATAATTACTTTGATATGCTCTTCTGTAAGACTATTAAAGATAATTGTTTCATCAATTCTATTGATAAATTCTGGTTTGAATTTATCTTTCAAAGCTTTTTGAATAATTGCTTTACCTCTTTCTTGTTCATCAACGATAGAGTTTCCACCAAATCCAATACCTCCACCGAATTGAGCTAATCTTTTAACACCCACGTTTGAAGTCATAATGATAAGTGTATTTTTGAAGTCAATTTTTCTACCTAAACTATCGGTCAAGTGTCCTTCATCCAATACTTGTAATAAGAGATTGAATACATCATCATGAGCTTTTTCAATTTCATCAAACAATACAACTGAATAAGGTTTTCTTCTAATAGCTTCAGTCAATTTACCACCTTCACCATAACCAACATAACCCGGAGGTGAACCAATTAATTTAGACATGGCATGTTTCTCCATATATTCTGACATATCAACTCTTACAATATTTTCTTTATCACCAAATACATGTTCGGCTAACATTTTAGCTAAATACGTTTTACCAACACCCGTTGGACCCAAGAAGATATACGAACCTATTGGTTTGTTAGCATTTTTAATACCTAACCTACTTCTTTTAATTGCTCTAGCTACTTTGGTTATTGCTTCATCTTGACCTATAACTACGTTCTGTAAGTCAGTATCTAAGTTTTTAAGGTTAGAGTTCTCAGCATCAGACAATTTATTTAGAGGTATTCCAGTCATAATTGAAACTACTTCAGCTATCATTTCAGAATTAATCTCTGTTATATCTTTTACAACCTTATTTTCCCATTCTTCCGTTTTTTGTCTTAATGCTTCTTTAAGTTTATCTTCTTCTTTTTTAATGATTCCAGCATCTTCATATTGTTGACTGGCTACCAATTTCATTTTTTTATCATAAACTTTCGCAATTTCTTCATTTAATGCGTTTATTTCATTTGGTAGTTTAATATCAATGTTTGTTGCCGAACCAGCTTCATCTAAAATATCAATAGCTTTATCTGGCAACGCTCTATCGGAAATATATCTATTAGATAATTTAACGATTTCTTCTATTACTTCAGTACTATACGATACCTTATGGTATGTTTCATAATTTCCTTTGATATTCTCAAGTATCTCGATACTTTCCTTAATTGTTGGTTCTTCTACCAATACTTCTCTAAATCTACGAGTCAGCGCACCATCAGTTTCAATGTGCTCTCTATATTCATCTAATGTAGTTGCACCTAAAACTTGAATTTCACCTCTAGCCAATGCTGGTTTGAATATATTGGATGCATCCAATGAACCTGAAGCATTACCCGCCCCAACCAATGTATGTAACTCATCAATGAATAAAATTATTTGTGGGTTGGCTTTCAATTCTTCCAATATTTGTTTCATTCTTTCTTCGAATTGACCTCTATATTTTGTGCCCGCTACTGCTGATGCTAAATCCAAAGAGAATATTTCTTTACCCATAAGTGGTCTTGGGGCTTCACCTTTATGGATAAGTGTTGCTAATCCTTCAACTATTGCTGTTTTACCAACTCCCGGGTCACCAATAAGAACTGGATTATTCTTTTTTCTTCTTGAAAGAATTTGTGTAACTCTTCTTATTTCTTTTTTCCTTCCAACCACAGGGTCTAAGGCATCCTCACTTGCTTCCTTGGAAATATTTCTACAAAAGCTATCCAATGCTGGAGTTTTACTAGCGTTTTGTGCTATTTTTTTACTTTTTCTTGGTCTAATTGGGCCTTCATCGAAGCCCTCGTTAGGGTTATCTTGCATATTTTCGTTTTTAAATTTACTGTAATTTATATTAAATTTCACTAATAATTGTTGGGCTTGAGTTTTGCCTTTTAATATTGCAAGCATAAGATGTGTTTCATCTATTACACTCTCACCACTATTGGTACATTCCACATCCATTTGTTGGACAATGAAGTTAGTTCCAATGCTAGGTTTTAACTCGATATCTTCATTATTACTATACATTTTATTATTCTTGAAGTTGTCGGCTGTCAAGAATAAAGATATTGTATCATATAACTTATTTACGTCAAGATTTAGTTCACGCAAAATATGTACCGCTTTATTATCATCGTCTAAAAGTATGGATATAAGAATATGCTCAGGTTTCAATTCGCTATCATCATAGTCCCTTGCTTCCTTTATGGCTTTTTGCATTATATCTTTGACTTTTGGTCCAATCTCGTTTGTCATTTATTAATGTTTATACTGCAAATATACACCTTTTTTTTGAATAAACAATTGTTTTTTCCATTTTTTTTGTGTATATTTGCGTAAGCAATTAAAAATAAACAAATTATGATTATACAAAGAGAAGAAAAGGATGGTATTGTAAAAGGATTTTACAAGTCATCAAACGTTGCACTAAGTGAGTACAACAAAGCGACAAAAGATTTAACAATAACATTTGGATATGGTGGTGTTTATACCTATCATAATGTTCCACAAAAAGATTACCATAGATTTGAATTGGCTGAAAGTCAGGGTAAGGTATTAAGTAGTCATATTAAAAGTTTTACCTTTACTAAGATGGATGCTGTAGGTAAAGATGAAGTTACTAATTTAGTAAATGAGGCTTTAGAATCTGAAAAGCTTTCATTTACACATAGAATTGTTGAAATTATGGGTGAGATTATAGAGAATTATCTACAAAATGGTAAAAAAGGGTTAAATCCAAAGCTAATGGAAGAATTGGATAAGACTAGGGGATTTTTAAATAAAATATAATGAATTATACTAGACCAAATAGTATAGACCATACTGATAAACCTGAGGACTGGTTAAATAGCGCTTTGCTATTTGCTAGTGCTTTAGGGCATATCTTAAAAGAAACTGAAGGTGTGGTTGTCGATATAGCTGGTGACGTTCAAATGGATAACTTACTAGAACGAGGTTGCACCAAAGTTTTTATACATACTTCTAAACATAAAATTCATATTACTGAATGTTGGGATGATATCCCAGAAGGTACTATGGTATGGATGCATGAAAGTGAGTGGCTTCGTCAATACTTGGAAGATGAAACGTTATGGTACATAACTGAACATCACCCTGATGACGGAATTTTAGGTGAACATTTCTTTGTGAAAGGTGATGAAGATAAGATGAATGAGTTCATCGAGGAAAATAATATAATATTTAAAAATGAGTGAAATACCTGAAATTAAAATTGACATTGAAACTATAACCGTAAAAGGTGGGGTTAGAAAAATGACCGTTAGGAATATGTTCTATAAAGGTTTTTGGGGTAAGCTAAAATGTATGTGGTATTGGTATTGGTATCGTAGTTATACTATATCTTGGAGTTCTTATTTGAATAGCTCTGTAACGTGGGAACGAGAGTTCCCTAAAGAAATTGAAAGGTATAATGGTATTGATATTGAAGCTGAGTTAACCGCTATGTTACAACAAGAGCTTAGAAAAGAAATGGGTGAGGAAGCATATCAAGCACAACAACTAGATATTGCTAAACAAGTGTTAGACCAAATAGACCCATCATGGCGTGAGTTACAATCTAATAGAATTAAAGAAGAAATTGATGCGGAGATATTAAAACAATTAATGGAAAATAAAGATAATTGGAAAGCGGATGAATAATTTAGATAAACAATATACTGACCTATTACAAGACATACTAGATAATGGTATAAATAAAGGTGATAGAACTGGAACTGGTACAATATCAGTATTCGGTAGAACAATAAGACATAAGATGTCAGAAGGATTTCCTATCTTAACAACCAAGAAGATACCATTTAAAACAATGGCAACTGAATTGGTGTGGTTCCTAAGAGGTGATACCAACATTCAATGGTTGGTACAGAACGGTTGCAACATTTGGAATGGTGACGCATATAAAAAATATTACAATGAAGAATGTATTCCACCACACGACCATACACATAGCAAAGCAGAGTTTATTGAATTGATTAAAACAAACGATGAGTTTGCTAAAAAATGGGGTGAATTGGGACCAATTTATGGTGCTCAATGGAGAAGCTGGGGTGGATATATGAAAACTGCAACTAAAGGTATTCTTGTTCAGAAAGAAGATGGTTGGTATGTAAGATGGTCAGATATGGGCGGTTTTGGTCAAGGTGTTGATTGGTTGGAAACAAAATTAGAGAAGCATGAACAATCTAACACTGCATTAGTTGAGGGTGAAACTGTGGATTTCGATTTTACATTAACTAGATATAACATTGAAACCTTTGAACCATTTAGAGAAGCTTATTTAATAACTAAAGGTGGCAAGTATACAGGGGGAGTTGACCAAATAGCTAACCTTATTCATGATTTAAAGACTAATCCTGACTCAAGAAGGTTGATGGTCAACGCATGGAATGTTGGTCATATAAGTTCAATGACTTTACCACCTTGTCACTATGGTTTTCAAGTTTATACAAGGAAATTATCCAACAAGGAATTGGAAACATATATGATTGAAAATTATCCAAAATTATATGTAAAAATGAGTGTTATTTTACGAAGTGATATGACAATATCGTTGATGGAAGTTATTGAGAAGCACAATGAAGGTCTTGCACCCGCAACTGAGGATTCTGCAACTGAGCAACCAATTATACCAACTAGAGCAATTTCACTTATGTGGAATCAACGTTCAGTTGATACGTTTTTAGGGTTACCATTCAATATAGCATCTTACGGATTGTTATTAGAAATATTAGCCAAAGAGGTTAACATGATTCCTGATGAATTGATTGGTCAATTGGGTGATACTCATTTATATTCAAACCATATTGAACAAGCCAAAGAACAGATAGGTCATGATTTAACTGATTTAGAGTTAAGTAATATTATGATGGAGTTGTCTCCTGAAATTTATGGTAAATATCTTAGAGCTACAAATTTAAAATGGGAAGCTGTTAAAGAGCAAAGGTATGAGGAAGCTTCTATCCTTAGAGATGAAGAGAGGGAATGTATGAAAGAGTTGAAAAAACTAGGTTTACCATCAAGGACTAGAGTACCTTTCCCACTCCCTGATTTAATGATTGAAGATACTCCTTTGGCATCTAAAGAAGATTGTTTACCATATTATCAACCAGATGATTTTGAATTGGTTGGTTATAAGTGTCATCCAACGATAAAGGCTCCTTTATCAAATTAAAAAATAAGAATCGCTCATATTTATTGTAAAACAATATTATGAGCGATAAAATTTTAAAAATGCCAATACCTTACGAACCAATGAAAAAGAATAGATGGATTCTAAAATTTTCAGAACCTTTTTCAAAAATACAAATATGGTGGTTATCAAAGGCAAGTAGACCAAGTTATAACACTTTAGATGAAACTTGGGATGATATGGTAATCGTATTAAGAGACCCTATCGGTGAAAGTACATCTAAAATTATCTTAGATGGTCTAGCTAAAATTAAAAATTCTAATTATGAAATTAATTTAGAACTTGAAATGCTTGACCCAACAGGTGTTGTTATTGAAAAATGGAACGTTAATGGTATTATAGCCAAAGTTAATTTTGGTGAACTAGATTATATTATGGATGAATCTGTAGATATAACTATGACTCTTAATGTAATATCAGCATCGTTAGTTTAATTATATTTACTTATTTATTTTATTTATTATATTTAACGTATGGAATTAAAAGAATTATTACAAATAGCTTTCAAAGTGATACCTAAAGGTAATGGTATTAGCGGTGACCAAATGTTAACTTATAATCAATTGAAACGATTACTACCTGAATTACAAAAAACGGATGAATTTAAAGACTCAAAAATACATTTGATGACTCATCCAATTTCCGAGATTAATAATAAAACTCTTACTGCAAAAACAATGAAATTGGGTGGTGATGTTAAATTTGAGGGGGATGTTTATATATTTTCGATAGAAACTACACCAGAGATGTACGCTCCAAGATACCCTAAAATTTCCGAGTATAAAGGTAAGTCTGGAATTATATTACCTATAACGTATGACCCTGAAACATTCACACCATGGAAACAATTAATACTTAAGTGGTCTCCTGAACAAGCTCAAGATATTGCAGCGATGATTGGGTATAATAATGAAGAGTATGATTTTAGAAAATACATGCATACTGAATTAGATAAAGTGTTGGATGATTTGGGTGGTCATGAGATGCCTAGCGTTAGGGGAATTATGATTAGAGGTGTTTTTCCGTCTACAACTAATGGTGATGGTAAAACTAGTATGACAATAGAATCATAGATAAATAGGTTTTTTTCTTTTTATGTTATATTTATAAGAAAAAGGTAAATGAACAATGTAATACACACAACGGTTAGTGGGTCCAGTGCAATGGACTTAACTAATTATAGATATGATACTGTATATGCTTCAGTTGATGCGACCCCGACCATAAATGGAACTGCGGTGCTAGTACCAGCTGGGAGAACTATCAGTATTTTAGTGCAAAGTATAAGCGAGACCGCAAACGTTTACGTTATTGGCAAGAGAAAATTAATTGCGCCAAGTGTAATAAATGGTTAAAATATAAAAATTAATATAAATGAAAAATAATAGTGTAAGACCAACTGGTTTAAAAGGTAATGACCAAGTAAATAGAATGAGAAGCTTAATGGGAATGGCTCCTATTCATGAAAATGTAAAGCGTTCTGTTGTAGAATTAATTAAAAAAGGTCCTGATGGAAGGATTTATGGTATCGTTAGAGAAAACCATGAATACTACATTAAAATAGCTAACAATAAGCCAAACTTGATTGCTGAAGATTTCAAATATATTGGAGGTCTTAAAAACAAGAAAGAAGTTGTTTATGAAAGCTATTCTAAAGCTATCAAACAATTAAACCTTAAATTCATTAGTCTTAATGAAGCAAGAGGTATTAAAGGTGAAACCAACACATTCTTAAATGATAAAGAGGTTATTGCTGAATCTTTTGATGCTTATCCTGAAAAACCGGGTGCATTTGACAGTAGAGCTAATGTTGCTTTAGGAACTGTTTCTGAGCCAGGTAAAAACGATGGTCACGATAAAGAAATTATAAATGATGCTGGTGAAACTGGAAACCCTGATGTATCTAAACCACCTGTGGTTGAAGATGACGTGGTTGAAGGCGAGGCTATTGAAGAAGAATCTATTGAAGAAGGAAATGAAGTAGATGAATCAACTGACGCAGAAAAAGAAGAAAGAAGAAGCAAAGAGGCTAAAGTCCAAAAAGATATGGATTTTAAAAATGGTTATAATGACTATGTAAAAGCTAAAGAAGCTAAAAACGAAGAAGTTGAGTTGACTGAAAACGAATGGCGTATTGATAAAATGATTATCGAAACAAGAGGTCCTAAAGTTAAAAAAACTGTGGAGTCAATTGTTGAAAGACGATTAAGTATAGAAGTTGCATTAAACAACATTTCAGAGGGAATCAATTCTCAAAAAAAAAAGTAACAACCGAAACTAAATTTAAACTAAAATTAGATAACCCATCTCCTGAGCCAGCTCAAGATATGGGTTCTTCTGTTCCTAGTGATGACCCATTTGGTGGTGATGAAGGTGGTGATGACCCATTTGGTGGTGATGAAGGTGGTGATGACCCATTTGGTGGTGATGAAGGTGGAAGTGAAAAACCATTTGATGACACTCCTTTCGATGCGGGTGTTGAAGCTGATGAAGAATCAAATCCAGAAAAATACATACAACAATTATCGGGTAAATTAGGTCAAAGTCTTAGAAGTTATACTAATGACTCAGGGCAACCTAATTTTGATTTAGAGAAGTTTGCAGTAAACAGTGTTTTATCTGCAACACATACTGGTGAAATGGAACAAAGCGACCAAACTGATATAATCAATAAAGTTAAAAATTCAGGCAACGATGGTGGTGGTAATGAAGAAGGTGGATTAGATGCTGATGGTGGATTAAACTTACCTAACGATGAAGGTGGAGATGAAGAAGGTGGTGAAGGTAATCCAGATATTAGCTTAGACGATATTGATATGGAAGAATCTCATAATCCTAATGCCAACGGTAAAACTGTCTTTAGTGACGCTACTTTAGGTGTTAAAGATGGTGGAATGGAAGAAAATAAGTATTTAAATTTGGAAAATACAAAAAAAAGAAGTATCTTTGTAGATAATATTAGAAATATGGTAAGACAAACATTAACAGAATCACCAACGGTACTTCCAGCTACAAAACCAATTGTAAACCCAACTAAACCTAGACCAACTAGAAAGGGTAAACCTTTTAGAATTACACCTAGAGAAATTCCTAACCCACAACCTAAAGCAATGAATGAGGGTGGTGATGAAGGAAAAGAAATAAGATTTATAGAGCTTAGTAAGACAAGTGATGATGCTAGAGTTATTACCATAGATTTCAATGTAGGGGATATTTCATTTAGTGATGTAAAATTCAATGTTATTGAAGGTACTGGAAAAGCGCTTGAAGGTGAAGTTGGACCTTGGGTATATGAATATAAAACTGACCCGATGGGTGATGAAAGAAAAGAATATCATGTGTTTGCAACACTTCAATCTCAGATTGAATATGCGCCTCAAAATAATTTCTTATATCTTGGTACAGTTGAAGATGAAAAGAATAATCCTGAAATTACAGAAGTATAATGGACGATTTATATTTAATTTATATACATGGTGTCGGTAAGGACTATAAAGACATATTTTATTATGAGTTTATATTTTCTGACACTTTAGATGGTGTTGATGGTGATGGATGGGATTCGTACCCAGCATCTGGAAACCCATATCCACCATTTGATAAGTTTATAACTCAAGTGGGTAAAATAGGTAGTGATATCCAAATAACCTTGTTACAAGAGAATGAACAATTCTCAATGTGGGATAGTGTTGATGGAGTCATAGCTTTGGGATGGCAAGATATTGATGGTATGGAAGATTACCCTGAAAATAGAATAACATTTCCTTTTGGAATGAAAATAAAAGATGTCGAAGCATTATTATATGAAAACGATATCGTAATGAAATTAGAAAAAAAACTAAAAGATGAATAAAGAAGAAAAAGTAAAAAAAGCAATCGCAGCAAAATTAAAAATGGTTGCTGAAAATAAGCTAGACCATATAACAGTTGATTCTAGGAAAGATTGGTTGGATAATAAAGCCGCTCTAAAACAAGCTGCGGCAACAATTACTATTCCAACACAAGAACCTACATCTAATCAAGCTTCTGCGACTATGCCGGGGGTTGAAGCTAATGAAGAGGTTGTAAAGGAAGAAGATGAAGTTAAAGGTAATATTGACGGTGTGGATATACCTGATGAAGAAAAAGCTGAAAGAGAAATGAATGAAAATGAGTTTGATGCTGTTATGGAAGAGTTAAGTAAGAAAAATGGAATTGTTGTAGATATAGCTGAAAACGTAAATCCTAGAATCAAGAAAGGTGATTTAATAAAATACCTAAACAGTAAAAAAGAAAAATAAGATGGATAAACATGAAAAAATAGCACTTAGGGCTATCGAAGGTAAGGTAAGTAGAAAACTTAGATTATCTGAAAGTCGTATGACATATGAGGATGGGCATGATGAAAGAATAAACCCTCATTTAGCTGCACAATTAAGAAATAGGGAAACTTCTCTAGGGAACCATCCAATCTTTCCTGAAAGTGATGAAATGCATTTTGAAGAAAAGTTGATATCTAAAAGATTTGCAGATGTTGTAAAGAATTTCAAAAGACATCATGGAACTGATAAAATAGATTTGAATTTGTTTTATAGAGAGCAAAGAGCTTTGATGCTTCAGTTGGTTGAGCTAGAAAAGCCTCATAAAACTGAATTGGAAAAATTAGCAATAAAATTAATTCGAGAGGAATTTAATATGGATGAGTCAGATGTTGAAATCACCGCTAATTTAACCGTTGACCTTGCAATAGAAAAGAATAAACCAAGGGAAAAACCTGAACCTGAAGCTAAAGTTGAATTTGATAATCATGTTGAGTTAACCAAGGCTAACGCTGAAGTTTATAAACGTAGATTTGTTAATGCTTTGATTCAAGGCTCGGCTAAAAAGGTAAATCATATGTTTCATATGATTGATGAAGAATTGCAAGATATGGAACCGTTGTTACCTTCTGGCTATTCTAAATTGATGTCTGGTGCTGATTATGCATATATGTTAGAACATGAAGGTAAACGTAAAATGATGGGTGGTGGAGTTCAAGTTGAATTACCTAAGAGTGATGGCAAGAGACCTAAGATAAACGCTGAAGGTGTTGTATTACCAGTATTGATTCATGAAATTGTTAAAGGTGTGATGGAAATCATATCAACTCATGGATTGCCTGAAAATCCTAAAATAGCTGAATATGTTATGGATAAAGCTGATTATATGAATGCTGAAACTTGGGATATGAGAATTGGACCTCCAATTTGGGAAAAATTCTTGGAAAGTATTCCACCTGAAGATTTTCCTTTGAAGCACCATGTATATGTTGAATTGGTTGCGTTGCCTGTTGAAGAATTCAACGAAGTAATGAGAGAAATCATGATGGGTAGTAGAACTGGTAAAGCTAAGATTTTAGAAATTTTAAAGGATGTTAAAGATGATTTAAGAAGTGATGAATTTGATAATGCGATGGATAGAATAAGTGATGACGAATATTTCGACCCTGAAGATTTAGATAATATTGATGACGAAGATTGGTTTATGTAACCAAAATTATAATAAAATAAGAGCTACCTAACGGTGGCTCTTTTTGTTTTGCGAGTATAATCGCCTTTTTTTGCATATTTATAAAAAAAGAATATGCTAACATTAAGTGAAATATTAGAAGAATATGGTAAATGCGTCATGGACCCAACTTACCCTATTGAAAACTATTTTCAAACATTTGATAAAACGAATGAGGGGTTTGTACCATTTAAACTATATCCAAAGCAAAAGGAGATATGTCAAGCTTATAAGGATAATAGGTTTAATATGATTACCAAACCTAGACAGGCTGGGGTTTCTACCACAACCGCTGCGTATGCGGCTGTTTTGACAGCATTTGCTGATAAGAAAAACCCTGAAGCTGTTTTGATTCTTGCGAACAAGCAAGAGATGGCATTTGAATTCTTAGATAAGGTTAAAGATTTCCTTAGACAAATACCTAGATGGGCTTGGGGTCAAGACTATTACGGAAGCGAAGAAAATCTTAAGCGAACTATATTTTTAACGGATTCCAAAAAAGAACTTAAATTACCAAACGGTAGTAGAGTAAAAGCGGTAGCAACATCTAAAGATGCCTTGAGGGGTTTTACTCCTACATGGTTGATTATGGATGAAGCTGCATTTATTGATAATGGTAAAGAAGTATTTGGTGCTGCATTAACGGCATTAGGTACAGGGGGTAGAGCTGCATTGGTTTCTACACCTAACGGTATGGATGAATTGTATTAT